ATGGCACGTATTGCCACACAAGATTCTGGCATGATTCCAGAACCAGACAGGGTTCCTGAAGCCGCCCCTGTAAGAGACGAAGGCTTTTTATCTAGATAAGGAGAGTACCATGGATAAGATGGGTGCCGCTTACATTATGAACTCCGACAAAACGTCAATCGACGACCAAGGTGGTGCAGCCAAGCTGTATCGTGAGGGTCTTGAGTTCAACACAATGGCAAAGCAAGGCGTTCTGACTGAGGACATGCCAAAGAAGATGACTAAAACGGCAGTGGACCCCTCAGTTATGAAAATGGCTGAAGAACGCGACTACTAAAATCAGATGTCAGAAGATAACTTTCTCCAGCCTGAAGATGATACCGCCGTATCTGTAGTTGCTCCTGAAGAACTTATGCCCGGTCTCGCCGCGTATGTCAATTCAAAGTTCGAAGATGCTGAGAACGGACGATACGCCCACGAACAGCGTTGGCTACAGGCATATAAAAACTTTAGAGGTATCTACGATTCTACTACACAGTATCGTGATTCAGAGCGGTCCAAGGTGTTTGTTCGTATTACCAAGACCAAGGTTCTTGCAGCCTTCGGTCAGATAATCGACATCCTGTTCGCAAACAAGAAGTTTCCGCTTGTTGTTGAATCAACTCCCATACCAGAAGGTATTGCGGAGTTTGCTCACATGGAAACTCCACTGGACCAGAACCAGCCACAAGACCCTTATGGATTTTCAGGAGATGGTCGCGAACTAGCTCCGGGTTCATTACAAGCAGGGCCGGGTGGTGACTTCTTAGGTGGCTTGAATAAAAAGTATGAAGGCGTACAGCTAGCAGCAGGACCTGCGCGAATGGGCGAACCTCAGATTAGCCCTGCCCAAGAAGCAGCCCTTCGGATGGAAAAAGTTATTCACGACCAACTAACCGACACGAATGCAGTCAACGTTATGCGTAACGCTGTGTTTGAGTCATCCCTTTTAGGGACAGGTATCGTAAAGGGTCCGTTCAATTTCTTCAAGCGTGTTCACAAATGGGAACGCGATGAAAACGGCGAACGCTTTTACAACCCCGATGAAAAGACCGTTCCACGGATTGAAATGGTATCTGTGTGGGATTTCCACCCAGACCCATCTGCTACTAGCATTGATGACTGCGAATATGTTATTCAACGTCACCGCATGAATCGTCAACAGCTTCGTGCGCTGATTAAACGTCCCCACTTTAATTCTGAAGCTATTGAGGAGTGTCTTGCCAAAGGTCCTAATTACGAGGACAAGTATTATGAAGACACTATTCGTGAGGATGAAACAGAGGCATACTATCAAGGTAATCGTTATGAAGTCCTAGAATATTGGGGTGTTCTCGATTCCAAGATGGCCTACGAAGCCGGTCTTTCTGAAGCTGACGAGATGTCAGAGTTCGACGAACTACAGGTTAATGTTTGGGTTTGCGGAAACATGGTTATTCGCTGTGTCCTGAACCCGTTCACACCAGCACGTATTCCTTTCCAAGTCTTTCCTTATGAAGTCAACCCATACCAACTCTGGGGTGTTGGCGTAGCGGAAAACATGGAAGATGCCCAGAAGTTGATGAACGGACATGTTCGCATGGCTATTGACAACTTGGCTCTTGCAGGCAACCTTGTTTTTGACGTAGATGAAGCTAGTCTCGTACCGGGACAGAACATGGATATTTTCCCCGGCAAGATATTCCGTCGTCAGTCTGGTGTTACCGGAACAGCCATCAACGGCTTGAAGTTTCCGAACACCGCAGGAGAAAACCTGCAGATGTACCAGATTAGTCGTCAGCTTGCTGATGAAGAGACAGGCATCCCGTCAATCATGCACGGACAGACAGGAGTAACCGGAACTGGGCGAACCGCCGCCGGTCTTTCTATGCTTATGGGGTCTGCTGGCTTATCTATGAAGACCGTCATCAAGAATATCGACGACATGCTCCTAAAGCCCTTGGGTGAAGCATACTTCCAATGGAACATGCAGTTCAACGAAGACGCAGAAGACATTCAAGGTGACTTAGAAATTAAACCACGCGGCGTTGCAGCCGTTATGCAAAAAGAGGTTCGCACACAGCGGTTAACGTCCCTGTTGCAAACCGTTGCAAACCCGATGCTGGCACCATTCATCAAGATACCGAACCTGATGCGGGAACTGGCTATCTCTCAAGATATCGACCCAGACAGCCTAGTCAACGATGCCAACCAAGCACAACTCTACGCACAGATGTTAAAAGGAATGATGGCAAATGTACAGCAAGGAACAGGCGACGCTGCTGGGGCCGCTGATGGCACAGCCGCAGGTATGGCAGGGGCTGGAGGCGTATCTCCAAGTCCTGAAGGAACAGACGCACAGGGGTCTGGTAACGGCACAATCGGAGTCGGAACTGCGCCAACTGCAGGGGAAAGCGGCTTTACTGGAAACGCTCCTTCAGTTGAAGGTTAACCACGAGGCAATAGTTAAAAATGGCAACTAACCCACCATCCTTCTTTACTCCTGAAGCTATTAGCCGGGATACATATACTTCTGGCCCTGTTGATTTTTACAGACAGGCCCTAGATACAAGTACCTTGGAAGCTACGGGTATTGATGTCGCCGACCCTGATGATATTACGGAACTGGAAGAGTATGGTATAGCTGGTGAGGGTGACGGCGACAGCCAAGACGATGCCCTTAATGTTCTAGATGCCACAAGTATCCAAGGAGACTTTGTAGGTGGTTCAATGTTTCCGGGCGGGACTGGGATTAGTTACAATACCGATTTAGAGACAGGCCACCATGAGTACGAACAATATTCTGATTATCTCTCTGCTGAAAAGCCGCCGGGGATGGCAGACCGGGTAGACTTTATTTCAAATGTCGTGGAACCTCTCACATCTGGTAGGTTCGGGGACATAGACTTTTCAGCGGGAACCAAGGGGCTTGCTGACCGTGTTGGGAAAGACCTGACGGATACAAAATTAGATGGTAGAACTGCAGCAAAAGGGGCTATTGCAGCAGTAGGGAGTCTTCCAATGGCTGCTGTTGGTTCTGTTGTACTTAGCACTACTTCAGTAAAGAATGCCTTTGGTGAAATGTCACCCGTGCCGGATGGTATTTTAGGAGCTTTTGCGAATGGGGTTCACTCCATTCAGTATGATGATAGGGCGTATAATCGCGCTGTTATGAGGGCGCACACAACCGGCCCTAAGGCTGGCGAGTTTATGACAGCGGGAGATGAAGAAACAGATGCCTATGGAAATCCCGTAGCATCTAGTAAAGGATTATCAGGCGTTGACATCGGCTTCTCTATGAAATTTGGAAGTGGACCCGGGGCAGGCGGCATAACCCGCAAAGCCGGAACCTTCACCTACACAGGAAACACGCGCGGCCTAGACAACAATACTTTAAGAAGCATTGAAGCTGTGCAACGGGGGTTTGTCCCAAGCACCTTCGGTGGAACCTTTGGTTTCGATTACACAGGTAAAGATGCGGTTAGGTTCGAAGATGCGGGGTACAGTGGTCAGCTTTCAGGTGGTGGTCGTTATACCGATACTGGTGCTTACATGGACGCATACGGTCGTGTTTCAATGCTGGGTCGCGCAAGTGATTTAGAATCTCTTGCCAAAACAGAAGACATTACTAAAATTGAAGCCGCTAAAGCACTGTCTGCTGCACGTAAAGGAGAGGGCAAGTTAAAGGACATTATTTCTGGTATCAAATCACAAAAGGCTGCCAAGGCGCAGGCAAGCAGACAACAGGAACAAGCGGCTCAAGATGCTTATAATGATGCGAGAGCCAGCCAATCTCAGAGAGAGATTGAACGAAGTAGTGGCGGCGGCGATGGCGGATATGAAGGACCTTCAGGAGACGAAGCTGGATATGGTGCTGGCGGTGGCTTCGGTCTTTCCCACGCCAAGGGCGGTAAAGTACAGGGCTACGCAATGGGAACCCCGCCACCGGGGGTACAAGCCTCACAGACTGGTTTTGTAGACCGCCCGCCATCACAGGTCTCCGAAGCCGATAAAGTCGCTGACGACCGTCCTATGAAGGCTCCAGAGGGTACGTATGTTATAAATGCGGCTGCCGTCGAGTTCGCAGGAGAGCAAGATATCCGCAAGATGATTATGGATGCCCAAAAGGAAGCGGTTCGCCGGGGTCTGTCCACAGACGACTTCGAACGGCATTCAAACCTTGTAGATATTGCGGTGTCGAGTGGCGAAGTAACCGTAGCCCCACACCTAGTAAAGATTATTGGCGAAGACCGCCTAGAAAAGATTAATAAACGAGGCATTAGAAAAACCGAACAGCGCATAGCAGAGAATGGGCAGCAGCCTGTCCAAGCAGCGCGAGGTGGTTTCCTAGCCTAAAGAATCCGCTGGCTACCCACGAGTTCGTGGCCCCAGCACAACCGGAGCGGCTACCCACAGCCATGTGGCCCCGCTAGTGAGGTAAATAAAATGGCAAAAGCAAGAGGCCACCGTGCCAACAAAGCAAACGACTCGTTTGGAACCGTCAACAACGCTAACTTATATCGCGGAAAATACCGGGATGAAGTCTACAAAGACGAAGAAGACGAGGAGAATGTAGAAGCCCAACAGGAGACTGACCCCGCAGAAGGCCAAGCGGCTACTCAGGACGAAGACAAGGGCAGTAGTTTCGTGGAATCAAAGAAAGAAACCAGTGAGGACCACGACTACAAAAAAAGGTATGACGACTTGAAGCGTCATTATGACGACAAGGTGAACGAGTTCAAAGGCGAAATCGAAACCCTTAGAAAAACAATGACAGACCGTGCAGCAGAAATGCCGCGAGGCGTAACGCCACCACGAACACAAGAAGAGTTGGATGAGTTTAAAGAACGCTATCCAGATGTCTTCGAAGTTGTTCAGACGGTTTCAAGTATGCAGACCGAAACACAGGTTGCAAAACTCCGTGAAGAACTAGGTACAATTAAGGAACGGGAAAAGGAACTAGAGAAACAAAAAGCTTACGAGCAGCTTCTCAATGCCCACCCAGACTTTAATGACATCAAAGCAGACCAACAGTTTCTTACATGGTTAGAAGAGCAGCCAAGCTCTATCGCTGATGGCATCTACAAGAACAGTACGGATGCGAAATGGGCGGCACGGGTCGTAGACCTCTACAAAGCCGACATAGGCTTAACGACTACAAAGAAGAAAACCAAGTCTGCATCTGCTGCAGAAGCCGTAACAAAAACCCCTGCACGGGAAATCAAGGCTGAAACTACAGACGGTAAAAAGATTTGGAAAGCTTCGCAAATCGCCAAGATGAAAGCACACGAGTTCGAAAAGCTGGAAAGTGAATTGGACGCGGCGCGGTCTGAAGGGCGAATCGACTTCAACTCTTAAAATAAACCTCAAAATGGAAGGAAAAGCAAATGGCTTTTAATTCGGCATCAGGTTACAATAACCTGCCTTCCGGTAACTTTACACCGGAAATCTTTAGCCAAAAAGTCCTCAAGTTTTTTCGTCGCGCTTCGGTTGCTGAAGACATCACGAATACTGATTACGCTGGCGAAATTGAGAACTTTGGCGATACAGTACGTATCATTAAAGAACCTACAATCACAGTAAGTGCCTACTCACGTGGCTCTGTGGTTAATCCACAAGACTTGGCTGACGACCAGACAACAATGATTGTCGACCAAGCAAACGCATTTGCGTTCAAAATTGATGACATCGAAGAGCGTCAGTCTCATGTTAACTTTGAGGCACTGGCTACTTCTTCAGGTGCATTTTCTTTGAAGCGCAAGTACGACTTCAATGTTCTACAGTCAATTGCTGACGGTGCTGGCCTTGCCGGTGCTGACGACGCATCACTTGCTGGTGGCCTGTTGAACACAAACACTGCTCTGGGTACTGCTGGTACACCGATTGCAGTTCACACTGCTCCAGACAACGCTGTCAACCTGATGCTAGAAATGGCAAAGGAACTTGACGAGCAGTCTGTTCCAGAAGAGAACCGTTGGTTCGTTGCTTCTCCTGCTTTCTACGCCAAGCTGTTCTCAGCCGGTGCAAAGTTTGCAGAAGTTCAGGTAACTGGCGACGGCACCTCACCACTACGGAACGGTCTTGTAATGCAGGGTCAGATTGCTGGCTTTAACTGCTACAAGTCAACTGCTCTCGTAGCTGGTGGCACAGACGCAGTTAGCATCACTGGTGTTACTGCAGCAGCAGGTGAAGCTGTTGTTTTGGCTGGTCACATGTCAGCCGTTGCAACTGCATCTCACATTGCAAAAACCGAAGTAGTTCGGTCCACTGAAACCTTCTCCGACATCGTTCGTGGTCTTCATGTGTTTGGACGTAAAGTTCTTCGCCCAGAAGCACTCGTTCGCGGTGTTGTAGACACTGTTGCTTAATAGGGAGATTTACGAATGGCTACTTATTCAGTTACAGACAACAGCGTTGCTGTTTCAGCGGGTGCAAAGCCCTACATGCAGGAAGTCGTACTCGACTTCTCAACAACCAATTTAGGTATCAACGAAGACATTGATGCGCTACAAATTCCTGCAAACACACTGGTTCTGTGTGTTGGTATCGAACTTGTGACCGCAAGCTCTAACGCTGGTACAATTGATGTGGGCGACGGTACTGCTGCTGACACATGGGTTACTGACCTAGATGCAGACGGTGCTGTTGGCATTCAGGAAACTGGCTCTGCTGCTAAGTTCTACTTGGCTGCTGATGTCATCGACGTGAAAGCTATCACTGCAATCATGGACGGTAAAGTTCGTGTATTCGCCGTGATGGTGCCAATGAACGCTGCTGGTACAGCGGCTGCATTTGCCTAACTAACTGTCGGGGGGCAGGGCAACTTGCCCCCTTGACACCTATTATAATTTATGTTATAAGCAATAACCTTTGCCGGGGGTAAATATACAATGGCTAGTCCAAAACCTAAAAACAAAGCTTTGTACTCTAAGGTAAAAGCTGAAGCTAAAAAGAAATTTAAGAAGTGGCCTAGTGCTTATGGTAGTGCTTGGTTAGTTAAAACCTACAAAAAGCGGGGCGGAACCTACGCATAGATTGGAGAAGAATAATGGCAACACTTATGGAAAAGCTTGATAACGCTTTAAAAATTAAGAAACCTCTCAGCCCATCTTTAACAGCAGAATACAACTCAATAAGAGGCTCCCTAGTTCCTGCTAAAAGAAAACAGCTAGATGCCCTAATGAATAAGAATGCGAAAGTAGCAGGACCAAAAAGTACAGCCGCTTTAGCAAAAAAAGTTATATCTACAGATAGAGAACTAAAAGCTAGAAAAGGTGGAAACCCGGATATACAAAGAAAGCAAGGGTCTATGAAGGCAGGTGCAAAAGGGTCTTTTCAAAAACTGAAGTACGGCGGCAAAGCTAAGAAGAAGTAATCATGGCTGCTACTGGTTTAAAAAAATGGTTCGGTGAAAACTGGATAGATGTAAAGACCGGAAAGAAATGCGGTCGTTCTGGTTCAGAGAAAAAGAAACGTCCGTACCCAGCCTGTAGACCTGCTAAAGTCGCAAGCCGTATAACCAAAAAAGAAGCGGCTAAGAAGACAGGACCAGCTAGAGTAAAATGGTCTGTTACTGCATCGGGAAAGCGAAGGAAGAAAAGTGCCACCAAGAAAGCCTAGAAAACCTGACAACATGCCAGCCCGTAACAAAAAGAACTTCCGTCCTACGAAGTCTGGGGCGGGGATGACAGCGGCTGGTGTAAAGGCGTATCGTAAAGCAAATCCCGGCAGTAAGCTGAAGACTGCTGTTACGGGGAAAGTTAAACCGGGAAGTGCTGCAGCTAAGCGTCGCAAGTCCTATTGTGCGCGGTCTGCTGGGCAGATGAAGAAGTTTCCTAAAGCAGCAGCAAACCCGAACAGCCGTTTGCGTCAAGCACGAAAGAGATGGAAATGTTAGCAGCCCTAATCGGACCAATCTCAAACTTAGCCGGAACGTGGCTAGAAGGTAAGGTTGAAAAGACCAAAGCCGAAACCGGTGCGAAGGTAGCCAAAGCAAAAGCTGAAGCTGTCATCATGGAAAAGAAAGCTACCGGTGAAATTGATTGGGACTTGAAGATGGCAGATGCTTCTGCATCATCATGGAAAGATGAGTGGTTAACAATTTTGTTTTCGGTTCCATTAATTCTAGCCTTCTGCGGTGAGTGGGGTCGGCAGATTG